TCATGTTGCCAAACCTTTGCATGTCATTTGACATACCTTTGGATGACCTTTTGACTTGATTGTTTGCTTTATCAAGACCTCGTTTCAGGTCGGATAAATCTGCTTCAATTTTGACTAATAACTTATCTAATTCCATGTCTAATAATCAGGGTACCTTTCCATTAATTTATCTAAATCAGATTTGTCCATAGGCTCTGATTTGTTACCATTATATTCTTTGAAGCCATTAATAGCTATAGTGATTTCTTTAATTGACATATCCCACACCTGATTAGGTGGTAGGTGCATCATGCCTATGAGTATCTCT